GCCATGATCATGTTGTTAACATTATCTGTAGGCAAAATACGTGGGATTGCGATAGTTGAGAAGCCCATGCCAACGATAGGAGCAAGAACTTGCTGATCTTCAACATATGCAAAGAACTGGTTAGCACGCGCTTGAGTATCAACGTTGTAATCACCAGTACCGTTGCCAGCACGACCAAGCTCGAACGTAGTTTCAAACTTACCGATACGGCCAAAGCGTAAGATATACTCTTCTAAAGTACCTTCTTTGAAACCAGTAGAACCACTATAAGGCTCTTGTAGACGGCGGCGAATCTGTGGAGATACGTAAACCACGTCAACCTTCATGCAATAGTTATCATCTAACTCTTGAGCAAAGTCGCGAGTCCAGAATTGTAAAATTGCATCATTAGAAGCAATTGCACCAACTTGAGAAAGGTTAACATTCGATCCAGAAGTACCAAGGTCTAATTTTTGAGTACTACGGTGCGTTGCAATACCTTGACCTTCGTAAGAGCGAACATTGATTGAGGTGTCACCCCAAAGGGCATACACAGCAACATCTTCAACAATGTCACGCATTGAGTTCTCATGATCATCAAACATTGCATCAAAGCCTTCAGACTCAAATGCACGTTGCTCACGCCATTCACGACCATAACCAGCAGTAAACATTGGTACTGGGTCACCGTCGTAGTCGTACGTGGTTTTAGAGATTTGCTCAGGAACCTGACCAGAAATAGATCGAGTAACAGCGCCTGTTTTATCAGAAGCTTGGCGGTATAGGTAAGCAGTCTTACCGATACTGATTGACTTAGCCATCTTCATGATTGCGTTTAAGTAGCCACGACCTTCATCGTTTTGGAAAACGCGCTGGGTAATGTTATCTAGCTCACGATAAGCATCTTGAGGAATCAAGGCTGCTTGGTTTGCAGCAATAATGCTTTGATTCATTGCCGACATAGGCAGCTTAGAGATGTCTTGGACAACTTTATGACCCATTTCAATAAGCTTGGCGCGCTGAATATTGTCATTTTGCTGACGAAGCTTAATAAGCTCTTCAGCTTGACGATTGCAATCGTAGCTTAATGCTCGGTTTTCTTTATTTAAAACTAACATGCTATCAAGCTCCTTATACGTTAGCTGGGCTAATTGCAATGCGAACAGCGCCAGAAGTAGTGTTGTTAAACACTTCTTTAGCGTATGCCACAATGTGATCCGTGCCAGGTGTGCCGATATCTAAAACACCAGCAGTCGCAGACATTTTTAACGGAGTGTCAATCTGAGTAACGTTTTCACCAGCAAGCAATAGACCCGCATAAAGCTCACGAGGGTTTAACTTGTAGGCAATCATTGATTGATCCGCTGGGTTCGTGTCGTTAACATCACGGCCTTGAGTGAAATTCTCGGAAGCAATGTATGCGCGACGACCTGCAACAGAGCGAGCTGTAGTTAAAGCAACAAACTCATTTGAAGAGTCAATCTCAACAATTGTACCTGGTGCAATTGCAGCGCCTGCAATACGATCTTCAGTCTGAGGACGATTCTCAGTAGCTGGACCTAAGTGAATTTTGTTTTGATTAGCCATTATTCTGGTGCTCCTTCATCTTCAAGCTGGAAGCTTTCACTCTGACTATTTCCTTCAAAGCCAGACTGAATGCCAAACGATGGATTAAGCTTAGCCGCCATCTTTTTCATGGCGTTTGTAGACATGCCTTTTGCTTCATCTTCATCAAGATCAAGCTCTTTGGCTAATGTCTTGCGCTCAGCATCTTCATTAGCAGACATGTCTTTTTTCATTTTCTTCATATCTTCGTACATGCCGTTCATTTTTTCGTACATGCCGTTCATCTGATCCATTTTATCAGTCATGGCATTTACTTTATCCATCAGCTCGTTAACAGAGCCTTTTTTCATTTCTTCGGCGCCCTTATCTTTCTTCATCATGTCAGCGTTAACGGCTGCCAATTCAGAATCAGACATAGCTTCGAGCTCCGCCTCGGTTTTACCGCAATTAACAGCAATAAGCTGTGCAATGATTTCTTTTCTCATTATGTCGTCATCCTCTTGGTTTGGCACAATTTTTGCAATGTCGGAAATATTGTAACCCTTTGGAACTGCGTTTACTACTGTGTCAAGCAATTTCTTGATCATTCCAGCCTTCCCTTTCTCTGGGTACAGCTTAATCTCTTCGGCCTCTTTCTTTTCTGGCATCAACTCAACCAGATCATCGGTCACCTTGTAGTATCTCTTATAAAGCTTTGATTCATGGCCTTTGCCTTCCAAGCGATAAACAAAATGATCATCCCACACCTCAACAGGGTAGGCCCATTCGTTATCAGAAATCTCTTCCCTTAGTAGGGATCGAATTTCCTCTTGAATCTGAGTAAGTGAAATACCTTTATTGCTTACGCGATGATCAGCGCATTCATTATTAACAAATACCTGTACCTCGCACTCTTCGCCTTGAGAATTCACAAACATGCCTACACCCTGCTTAGGCGTGGCAGCTCCAACCTCGTCAAGCAGAATGGCGTTATGATCGAAGTCCATATTGCGAGCAATCCATGTGTATTTCTGGCCTTCATCGTTATTACCTACAGCTTCTTCACGATTAAGAAGCAAGCCAGTAGAGACATGAATAGGCTCGCCTTTGCCTTTTTCAGCATTCTCAATACGCTTAAGCAACTCCTTACCTTTAGGGAGTGCCTTGGCCTGTTCGATATTAATCTCAACATCCATCAAGACACGATTGCCAACCTTGCGAACATTCTTATTTCCAGCGCCAGCATAATAATCACGCATTGCATTGTAGGTCTTGGCAGAAATGAAATTTCCATCCTTGTCTTGTGGGTGACCCATAGGCGCAATAGTGTCATTTAATGTATGAAAGGCCGCCTCAATTTCTTCCGCTGGATATAAGCCACCATTCATCACAACATTATCAACAATCGGTACAACATCAGTGATTGTGATTGTGTTACCACTGCGAACAATCTTTTTAGGATTAACTCGATTAACTACATTTAGGCGTAACTGATTCATAGACTTAAAGTACTCCACTTGACCAAGGCGCTTTTTCGCCTCTTCTTCAGTGCTGTAGCAGCCAAAAGAGCGTTTGCCATCTTCTGACATAACACAGTGCTTACCGCCTTTGACTACTATCTTGTTTGTTTGAATGTTGTTTTCTTTGGATTTCTTTGCTTGTTTGACGATCTTCTTGGACCATGAGTAGCCAGCATCACCACCCCACATCAACCAAGCCTGCTCACCTTTACTGTCGCCTTTCTTCCAGCTATCGGACTGCTTATCTACTTCATGGCGGGAAAAGAAAGAATACATGCGCTTAACGATTGACAGGTCAAGATCTTGCTTTTTGATTAATTGACGTGCTCTTGCCAATCCTACAGAGGTGCCACCCTTGTTGCTTGGTGGCTGTTCTTCGCGCATAGCCAAACCGCGCTTAGCAGCGGACGCCATTGCATCGGTAGGCTTGTATTTCTTTGGCATGATTTATGCTCTTGCATGATTTATGCCAATTGTAGGGTAAGTGACAGGCAAAAAAAAGCCCCGAGAGGTGATCGGGGCAAACCATGGAGTTATCATGAGTCAGAATTTCAAACTAGGCTGAAATGCTATCAGAGTGGGCGCAAGAATCAAGCCAAAAGATAAGCCTGTTTCTACACTCTCAAATGAGGCGGTGACAGCAGGAATTAGTAAGTATTCACCAAGAGATCTCTTGCTTTGGGTATAGCTATCTGCAATTGTTAGGCTGTATCCGTATGTGGCTTGATGTGAGCCTACAATACTTTTACCTATTGTTTTCTGCCAGCCAAGATAATAACTATTCTTAGTCCATGAATTCGTGTAATTGCCCACGGCAAAGCGATTATCACCCGCACTATACGAAACACCTAAGCCTTGATGCGTTTCATTCATGCTTCTATTGAAGAAGTGATAGCTGTTCTGTAGCGAGTCGATATAGAAGTTATCAGCCTGCGCAAATGATGACAAGGCTACAATTAAAACTAATAAGTATTTCACTCAAACACTCCCTTAAGCCCTTGATTCTGCCTGATTAAATGCAAGATCAAGCCTTGCAGGTTTAGTAAGTGCTCATCAGAGAAGCACACCTCACCACTAGACTTCGCTTTAGGTAGCTGGCCAAGGTAGGACTGCTCAAGCTCTTGTGGCAACTCTGGCAGCGTCTGAACTGGTACGTTGACCGTTTTAGTTACTGTGACTGTTTTAATCTTTGGTTCTGATGCACAACCAATCAAAGAGGCCGATAAGATGGCAATCAAAATCATGCATGCGATAAATTCTGGTGTTTTCATAATTAAATCCTAGTCAGATGGTGTTCCAATAGGTCTATAATCGAAATGCTTAACCTCTCTAGCCTCATGATCATAGTTTGAGAACTTTTTAGTTTTGCACAGGGTGTCGATATCAGTATAGCCAATGGTAAACGAACATATTACCGAGCTACTAGAAGCAAGCAGGTCAGGGTAAATCATGTCCTCCTAATAGACTCTATATGCTTCGGCTGGATTAAGCACGACTGGGAATAATCTGTCAGGACTAGACTCATAACTAGCAAGCGCAACAATCTGATATATGTGGTCGCCAGTCTTTAGGATGAGTTTCTTAACGGCAACTTCTGAAATATTAATCTTCGCCATCATCCGCACTCCTTCTAACTTCGTGCTTAACGCCGTTAATCTTAACTTCTTCGCTAATTAAGATCTTTCGCTCAAGCTGCTCATGAGCCACGTCAGCACCAGTAAATAAACCAAACCAAAACGATGCAACAAATACCACTACTAATTCCACTTTATAACCCCTTCTAACCACTCGTTAAACTCTTCCGCTGACCCAGCAGGCTTAACCTTACTAGCCTTAAGCGACTCTACTGCATTCTTTAGACGAAGGTCGTACTTGGCCTTACAGTCTTTACTTATTTGCTTTGCACTATCTGAGCATTGATCTAACTGCGACTCACACAATGAAAGAGTGCCCTTTGTATTAGCGTGCTCATTTCTTAGGCTTTCATAGTAGCCGCTAACTTCCTCTAGATTATCCTCAAGCTCGTCAATCTGGCCTTGCTTCGAATACCCATCAAACGCAAAGGCGCAAATGGCAATTACTGCTAGTACTAGCAGTGGGTTTGATTTTAGTAGTTTTAGTGCCTGCATAGTTATCCCCATCAACACAAATCAACACAACAGAGCAAGGCGCTATACCCTGCTCTAATTCAACGTTTCTGTACATATAGTCCTGCTGCTCTAAAGCGTCATAGGCATGGGCTAGCATGTACATCTTCTTAAAGTCACTCATCCAGCCGCTTACTTTATGCAGCTTATCGGATGAGCATTTGAAGTAGAGTCTAGCTTTCATGCAAGCCTACCCAAATGCAAGACCAAACAAAAACCCACCAAACGTAGCAATAAATATATGATTCACATCAGAATACCAAGACTTACTTATTTTTTCCTTTAGGGATTCTATGTCATTGTATCGATTATTAGCTTTGATTATTGCCCCGCAGGCCTCAGCATTTTTTTCATTTAAATCATGAATTGCTTTGGCTAATGATTCAGTAGTAACCATTTCAGGAAGGTCTGCTAGTTCATAATCATATGATGATGGGGTGAAATCAAAGTCCATGAGAGTTGAGATGCACATAGGATTATCAACAATATTTAAATTTACCTCAAAGCGCACCGGCTTACCCTCTTTCAGCAGATTGTCTGCGTAAGACTTTATGGACTTGCTAATATTAGCCTTTACCTCTAACTCATTATATTCATCCAAATCTAGCATTATCTTCTTATTCATAATTCATCCCATTAGTTTTAATTATCAAAAACTGGATGATAGCGAGCCGCTAGAGAATTACTATAGCTCAAGTGAAAAAATTAGATGCTAATGTTGATCTATGCCGCTAAACAGTTGGCAGAATGCGTCCCCAAGAATTTTTGGCGCTGTTTGACTACTTTCTTGACGAATGCGGCGTTTATAACTTCGCCTTTAGAATCGACAATGACGGTGATTTGGGTACATAAACAATTAATCGCGTTGCCATTAATCGAATACCACTCTTCAACCTCTTGACGAGTGTATAGCTTGCCGTGTCGTAGTGCGTGTGTGCGACGGGTTCTTTCAGGAATCAATGCAGAGATATGCATAAGCTTAGTGTGAAAGCCTGTATCGTTAGCTGCCTTGTCCTCATCCCAAATGGCACGACGATGAGCGTATGTGATTTCCGTACGTGCGATACGCTTGGCTCTAACGATATTGCCTTTAGTCTTTCGTACGCCTTTCTTTTTCTCACCGCCAAATAGATTGCGGTTAATGTCAGCGGCGATTCTATTAGGGTTTTGACCTCTTGCCATACCATCAAGCAAGATTCTTCTTAGTTGTGATTTCTGCTCTTCTGCAAAGCCTTTGAAGTCTTCAAATGCCCGAGTGCCTAAATACGCTAGCCGGTCACGAAAAGCAGGTGCAAGCCTTACCTTATTGTACGTACGAGGGTATTCGCCATCAGTGATAATATCCATGGACTCGATAGCTTGTTCCGTAGAATTCTCATAAGCCTGACCAGCTGCGTCCACCAGCCAGTCAGCAGAGTCACCACCTTCTAGAAGTATTTCGTCGATAATCTCATCAACGGTTAAACCTACCTCTTCAATCAAATCTTGATCTAAGTCAAATAAGTAGATTTTCTGATTGGTGGTAATAGTGACAGGTATTTCTTCCACGTACTTACGAAGGTCAGCCAGAACACGCTTAAATCGGTCTTCTAGCTGCTTGAATACACGCACTTCTATTGAGTGCGTACCTGTTTTATTTACCTTTGCGGTAGGTAGCGGAGGGTTGGCCATTAGATACTAGGACGCAAATCCATTCCTGATGTTTCACCACTAAGATAAGATGTTTCTTTGTTTATTGTTTTATTATCTGTCACTTTGTTCATTTTTTATCTCCATTTATTGATTAAGCTCAGCCATCAAAATCATTGCTAGCCGATTGCTTCTGCTTCTTCTCTTCTGGCTCTTCTTCGTCTAAATCGTCGTCAAAGTCGCCTAGATCTTCACTGTCAGAATCACTCACAACTTTAAAGCCATCAATACTCAGCTCAGCCATAGCAGCATCAAGATCAAGAGTGGCACCGCCTGACCTGTATTGCTTCTCATTGATTGCAGTAATGCGCTCAAGCATTTCTAGCTTATCGCTGGTGGACGGCTCAAACGGATCAGCAAATGCAATCTCATAATCAGCAGGCTCAATAAATCCAAGATGGATAAATCTGTCAATAATCTTTCTTAGTGCCGGCTCTGCAAAATTTTCTTGACGCTCTTTTGTAACCTTTGCTGCCTGCTTTTGATCTTCATTACTGGCTAATCTACCTGTTTGCTGGCCAATCATCACGGTCATAGGGTAACGAACGCTAGCAGCCACCTCAGACATGGCGATATCAAAGAACGGCTTAGGGTCATCAAGATCAATGCCGATTGTTTCGCGTGTCATACCTTGGGTGGTTATATTTGTATCAAACCCTCTTACCCACTCTTCAACCAATTTGTTGAATTCTTCTGTAATTTCTGAAGCATTGCTTACCCCGAACAATTGCTGCAGCTTGCTTACTTGGGCATCTTTATCAAATGAGAAATGCTGGCTACCACGAGCATTCTTGAAGAAGCCTTCGCCACCAGAGCCGATAAGCTTAAACAGTGTTACCAGCGCATTGAATACAGGTTTAAGTGCTGACTTACCATAGATGCCACCATCGCCAGAGCCTTCAGACCAGATTACAACCCTGTCAGGATGGCATGTAAATGAGCGCCCAGTGTCTTCGTTTCGATCACCTAGATTGGTTTCTTGTACCTGCCACGTCCTCGGGTCGCCATAATTAACAGAGTAATTGTCTGTATCAAATTCAATTGGCTGTAGCTGCTGTTCATACAAAGGCCTAAATCTAACCAAGTACTCAGGATGGTTTACATTAATTGGCTCAAGATCAGGATTTTTACCATCTGAGATCTCAAGATAGATACCACCCCAGCGGCCAACACGTTGACGGCGATCAAGCTCACGAACAGCAGGCCAGAACTCAGTACGCTTCAATAGCGCGTTTAGCTTCTTCTCCCACTTAGTAGGCTCTTTTGATTTTGAGTTATCTGTGATGCGTGGAATCTTACCCCATGTCTCAGACACTGGAAAGCTGATAACAGAGTCAGCCAAGCCAAAGCGCTCATAGAGAAAGTAGAAGTCTTGAAAGGTTAGAGTATGCTGATAGCCAAAGTCCTGATAGATGCGAGTGTGTTTAGTGTCAACACCATACTCAGAGAACAATTGAATGCGAGGGTCGAGCCTTGTTTGTTGGTTTGCTGCAAAGTCCAGCAAGCCAAACAATTGCTCTTTATTTATATTCATCGGGTTATTTGATCCAACCAAGCCGCCAGCTTTGGCCTTTAAAGCGCTTCTTCGAGAACTGGACATATCGCCACCTAAGTATTTTTGGCTATTGTAGCCTCAAGCACAAACCATGCCAAGCTATCTGCGGCGGTTAGGCATAAACACTAGCAACTCTTCACCAGTCTTAAGGATGGCTATATCAACAGCATCCATGGTGTTATCCACCATATCATCATTAGGATGAGAATCATCAACAGTGAAGGCGCTATGCTCTGCCACAAACTCAACTATCCATTTTTCTTTTCTAGGCAGGCACACCTTACCAGCTTTAACTTGTGGCGATGTATCGTAAGCCCTGGTTACCTTGTCGATATTTCTCTGAATTGGCGTAATTGGAACAGGGAGCTCTGATTTCAAATCCTGAATAAGACCTGTACCGCTTGATTTATCCTCTACATGAACACTTCTAAGGTTGCCCACGACACGATCATTCTTCTCCCATGACGCACTTACAAAAGCCTTAAAGGCAGCCCTTAATTCAGGCGCCTCAAATTTGTCACGAACCATATCAATGAGATATATCTTACCTTCATAAACACCCCATTCACAAAAGACAGAGTAGTCATTATGCTGACCTTTCTTCTGGGCTGTATCGGCAGTAATAAAGCGATATTCATAATATGGCGGCTCAGGCACGTCTGCATCATCACCATAAAAAACCCACCAAGACGGATCAAATATTTGACCACCAAGAGCAATAGGAGCCTGCATGTATTGGGACATAAACGTGTATTCGTTCATTTCCCATAGATCCATTAGCTGGCCTATATCTTCATTTTCAGGCCAGAATGAATAATAACCACGCACACACTCGCTATCTTTCACTGAGTTCCAACAGTTGGTTCTATGCGGCTCTGATAGGTTCTCAATGTATTCCTCAGTGATCAAAGCAGGAATAACAACCTGATCAAACTCAAGACCCATGCCGCCATCCATCATAAAACCTGTGGCGTCCTGCTGGTGGAGTCGCTGCTGAATACTAATAATTGGAGTAGGGTGTGCTTTTGATTTATCACCACGGCGAGATCGAACAGTGTCAACGAGTACGCGGTTCTGCTTATCTCGCTTAACCTTTGAGAACATATCTTCAGGCTTTGAGAAATCATCAAGCATTAAAGCGCCTGAGAAATCTATGCCAGGGAAGCCACCACGACCACCAGTAATTTGACCGCCAGACGGCCTACTTACCATTTCAAATAATGTCTTCCCTTTACTGTCAACAAGACGCCACTCATCAGCTTGATCCTTACCAAATACACATGGCCAAAGCTCTTGCCATTCAGGAAGCTTTATCATGTCGCGCATGCGGTCTGAGTTACGCTTAACTAGCGAATCAGCAAAAGAAAGGTTTAGGTATCTTTGCTTATGGCTTGGAGCTACATTTTGAATAGAGGACCATACAGGAAAAAAAATAGACCACGTTTCTGTCTTGGTTGCACCAGGTGGGACATTAAGAATTGTATTGCCGCGCTCTCTTCTTACGACCTGGGTGGCTATGTCGGCCATCATTATGTGATGCCAGTTAGTCATCAGCTTCATGCCTTGAGTGATTTGGAACCACGTTCGCATAAAATGCAAAAAAGACCGTTCAGATATTAGTCTGACGGCCTCCTTTTGTCCTGCAGTTAACTCTTCCCATTCAATTAGGCTTTCTTCGCTCATAGCTTGTCTAGGATGGCCTCAACATCATCAGTAATCACAACAGACTTAGGCGACATAGAGCCATCGGTACTAACATGATCAACAACCTGCTTATCAAGACCAAGAATCTTAGCCTTACCCATTGTCGCACCAACAGCCGCAGAGCTTTGAGGTGTCTCACAGGTTAAGGCACAAATGCGAGCCTCTTCTAGCTCATCCAGAAGCGTGTCAACGGTAATTCCGTGCTTCTCTCTAGATTCTTCTCTTAATTGGCCTACCCTTGCCGATACCTTGCCGTTGTCAAGTACTTCTTTTGCTTTTCTGTGAATGGTTGCATCTTTCATATTTCCGCACTTGTATGCCGATCTATAAGCATCTGATGCACTACCAAGTTCTATAAACGCTTGTGCAAAGTTTTCTTGCTTCTGGGTTAGTCCGTATTCGTTAGTTGATCTACCCATGACTAACCCTCAATAACCGCCATTACATACTGATCGTGAGCCCTTAGAAGGGTTTCGCCTTCAATCTCTATCTCTTGAGTTAAGCGTGTAGTGTCCATTAAGACGCGCTCACCTACTTTGACATGCTTGCTGTTTGAGAATCTAACCACGCCTTGATTGGGTCGTGATTTCTGAGTGTAAAGAACCCCGCTTTCAGTGCTTACTTTGTCGGAGTCCATTTTTACCATGATTTCATCTGGCATTGGTTTGATCTGCATATAATCCCCATGTTTCTCTAAATTTAGCCATGTCGATGTTAGGACATGACTTGTTTGAATCACTCTCATAGTGGCCTAAAACCTGATTGATAGGGTGTCTTTCCGCTATCTCCCAAATTAGCCTGATAAGTGATTCTGTTTGGTTTCGAGTATATCTATCTCTGCCTACTAAGCAAATATGGATAGATTCTTGATTGTGGCCTTTTACCCCTGCGCCTATGCGTCCTTCTGGCCTTCCTTGCACGGTCTTGCCGTCACGCTCAATAACCCAATTGTAACCAATATCAGACCAGTAGCGAGGCTTTGAAGTGTGCCAGCGCTTAATGGTCGCAGTCTTAACTTTTCGATTATTTGGGGTGTCTGAGCAATGGATATAAATCTTTTTAATTTTACGCATAATAAGGAATGGTGTTTAACGAGTTAATATATAACCATTTCTTTCTAGCTCATCAAACCTATAGCTAGGCAAGGATACACTATGAAAACGATTAATTTTTTTCATATTTTTGGGTAGGCCGTACCTAGAAAGACAGCGCTTACATGTATCAATATCACAAATAGCGTCAGCATAAATCTCACTATAATCATGAGATTTAACTAGCACTTTGAATTGCACAGGTGTTAAGTCACAGCCTAGTCTCTTGCATTTTAATTTAGGGTTTAGCCATTCTTTAATTGCTCTTAAAATTCTTGCAATCACTTTCATAATATTTTCCCGTTAGTTGATTAGTTAGGTTTGCCCCTTTTCGTCACGGCGGGGCTACCGATTATGTCGATGGTCATAAGCTTAGACTTGCATATTCTTTCCGTAAATGCGTTCGTTTGCTAAAAACTCCCGAATTCAGCAATCAGTGTAGGGATTTGGCTGTTTAAAAGCAGGGGCCTTAAACAACCAAAACACTTCAAACGGTACGCACTTGGCTTTGCTTTTTCACTTCAGGCTGAAATGATGGCAGCTTGCCCATATACCAGAGACGCCAGATTGACTAGCTTATGATGTCACAATTTTCTAATAAAAACACCAGTCTATCTAGTGCAATTCTTGATAGGCTATCAGGTATTTGACCAGTTGAAACCGCGTTGATTATTTCAGCAACAGTCATATTATTTATTGTAGACTCATTCATTTTTTTGCCTTCTTAGCAGGCTTTCCCGCTAGCTTTCGCGCTTCTTTTTGTAGCGTTGAGAAAACCTGCCCTTTCGGCCAGTTCGCATGAATTACATACTTCTCACGAAGCCTCAAGGCAATCTCGCAAGCCTTACTTTGGTTGTGACCTTGATTTAGCAAATCCTGCTTAATGTTACCTTCTATAAAGTCCTCCTGATTCATAAACTCCAATCCTCT